TTTTATAATCTTCAGACCCCATTTATTAAGAAATTCTTTTGGACCGATTCCTAACTCCATTATTGATAAGTTTTTTTTATTGTAAATCATCATCATTTTTTCTTCAGACCCTGCCATTGTACAAAACCAATGAGTTGCAGGTTCTTCTCCTGTTGGTGAACAAGGTATTTTCATCACATTTTTATTTACCCAAGATTCTCTTACTTGTTCTACCTTATCGTTCTCTGTTAAAATATTTATTCTCATATTATCTAATTTTTATTGGTTAATATTTTTTATTGTTAATGCATCACTTCCGTCGTAGTAAGATAACCTATCTGTTAATGCAGAATTTTTAAAAATATTACAAGTATACAACTCATAAACCGATGGTGTTTGACTAACACTAGAAACCGTAATAATAACATTATCAACACCATCAGTCCCGCCAATTTGACTACCTAATATTGTTATTGTATCACCAATAACATATAGTTTACCTGAATTATTTACACTAACATTAATAACACTTCCACTAATCACATCAATTTGAAATAATGCGTTAACACCATTACCATTAGTTGTACCACCAACATTACCATAACTAGAATCTGTAGCGGTGTTTCCTGTTGCAAAATAAGTAATACCACTTATGTTTCCATAATTTGTGGTGAAATCGATATTATCTACATAGGTATCAACAATATTCCATTGGAAGTATTCCCCAATTGTGTTATTGTAAAAGTTATCAGGAATTGTATTGTTGTAAAAGTATTCACCAATAGTATTATCATTAAAATAATTTCCAATTCTATTTCCCTGATTATATGAACCACCAAAACCAAATCCATCTTGTATTTCATTACTTCGAAAATCTGTACCCAGTGTATTGTATAAAAATGAACCATAACAAGTATTAAATGAAAAATAATCCCCAATATTGTTATGTGATGTATTACCACTAAAAGTATTTGGTGAACACCCAAACCCTATATTATTAAATCCAAACTCCTCAAATATATCATTACCCTTAAAATCTGTTTTAATTTGGTTACTCCAAAAATTACCTTGAATGTCGTTACCCTTAAAATTATTCATAATTTGGTTGTTTTCAAAAGTAAGTAAGTTGTCAACTCCACCAATTGTGTTTAGATTGAAACCATTTAATATTGAATTTTTTCTAAACATAAAATATATTGTATTAGTATTAAAATCATCTCCTATACTATTTGAGTAGAAAGAGTTTGGTATGATATTGTCATAAAAATTATCACCTATAAAATTGTCATTGAAGGACTGATTAATAATAAGATTGCTATAAAAGTCACCAACAATAGTATTGTTTCGGAATCCACTATCTATGAGGTTATTATTAAAGCTGTCCCCAATATTATTGTTAATGAAATCACCATTTATATTCGTTAAGAAATTATTTGTGAAATATGAACCTATTCGGTTAAAATCAAAATCTTGTCCATCAGCATTTCCTAACATATTATTTTGAAAATAGTTACCAATCTGATTTGAGTCCATATCACAATCAATAATATTATATTGAAAATATGAACCTATAATATTTCCGTCAAAATTATTTGTTATTATATTATATTGACAATACGGTCCGACTATATTTGAGTTCATAACATCATTGAAGGTATTACTCACCACATTTCCACCAAATGTGTTATTTTCATATGGTCCGCTTAAAAATACGTTATTTGATAATATGAAAATATTATAATCAATATTATTCCCCAAGTATGTGTTATAATTATTCCCATCATTAAATGTATAATACTCCGCAAATTCATCATTAGTTGTTCCTGTGATATTACATTGGAATGGATTCATATAATCAGGTAATCTTATCCCCGCAGAATAATAGACATTACTCACATTTGCTAATGTTCTACCTGTGACATACATTTCAACATTACTAACTATCGATGAAATTTCATAATATTGGAAACTAGCTATCCCATTAATACCCGGTGAGTAAACTCCAAAAATATCACCAACAGTAAAATCAGTTGTGAATGATGTTCCTGATTGTGCTGTAGTAACTTGTCCGGTTGTACCATCCAAATTAATTTTACCATTATAGAATTGTTCTGAAAAATAACCAACATATCTTATAAATTGAACCGCTCTGAAATCATAGTCGGCTCTGTTATTAAATTGGTCAATTCTTTCAGTAATTCTACCTTTAGCCGGTCCACCTGTTACTTCAGTTATATTCCAAGTTATATCATAAGATATTTTATCTTGTGGGTGTAATGTTGAATATACCGTAGGAGAGAATCCTGTTGTTGATATTGCTAACAATAATATAGGTTCTGTTGACCCTGTCTTATAATTACCGGTAGCTATTGGGGTACCATTAACATCATAGTTTGGTTGGTCGTAACACGTTTGGAAGTCAGTCATTAAATAATAACTTCCTGCGGTTAGTGTTTCACCTGTGGCGAATGAATATAACTCATCGTAAGTTCCTTCGTTATAGTTTGAATTAGTGAATGCCGAATATGCTATATGGTATGTGTCACCGCTCAATTCTACGGGAAATAATGTATCGTTTGTTGGAAATTGTAAAAGAGATAATTCTCCGATTGTTTTACCTGTTAATGCCATAATTTGTTTTTTATTTTATAAATATTTTTAATTTTATTTTAATACATTAAATAAAAATTATCACCAACAATAATATATTCATCATTTTCAGTTATAATTGGATTAATTAAAATGTCAATTGGTGTTGAAGGTGTAGGAGTTGGTGTAGGAGTACTTGTCAATGTAGGTGTAGGGGTACTTGTAAATGTAGGTGTTGGCGTTGGCGTAGGAATAAAAGGAATAACAATAATTTCATATGTACTTCCAACCGGAGTTCCTGATAATTGACTAAAAAATGGCTCTCCTGTGTAGTTGTTATAATCTTCATCTATTGTAACAATAGTTTGTCCTGATAAACTTCCCAAATTAACCGTAACACCTGTAAATATTGTAATTGGAGAACCACTATAAACATTTAGAACATTTTCAAAAGTAACATTTATTTCTTCACTATATGGACGATTTAATACTAATGTATAATATGCAATTATAGACCCCGGTTCATATTCGACAAAAAGAGTTAAATTTAATGGTTCTAATGTTGGCGTTGGAGTTGATGTCTGCGTAGGGGTATTTGTTTGTGTTGGTGTTAAAGTTGGTGTTGATGTTGAAGTTGGTGTTACTAAACAAGGATTAAGTGTAACAGTAGGTGTTGGAGTAGACGTTAACGTTGGAGTTACGGTTGATGTGTTTGTTGGTGTTGGTGTTGGAGTTAATAAACAAGGGTTTACCGTTACTGTTGGTGTTGGAGTACTTGTTTGAGTTGGAGTTAATGTAGGTGTACTTGTCGGGGTTAATGTCGGAGTTGGTGTTGGGGTAGGTCTTGGAACATTTAATAAGTTTGGACATTGAACCCCATTTACTGTAACAACAATAGTATAAGTACCGTAAACATCTCTAGGTGGAGATAATAAATAAGGTCTAAACAAAAACGGTAATGTTTGTTGTCCCAAATTAATTACTACATTATCAACGTCAGGGGTAAAGATTATATTAGCAATCTCCCCATCGTAATTTATACTATTAATTATTATTGACTGTGACATATTAATTTACTTATTGTATTATTGTTGTTGTCGTTGTTGTTACAGGTATTGTTGTTGTCGTGGTTGTTACCGGAATAGTTGTCGTTGTTGTAGTTGAGATATCACCTATTGTGTATGTAAAATCATCAGGAGGACAAATTTCTGTACTACAATCAGGACAATCAGGATTAAACATTCTAAATGTATTTTTCAATATATTAAAATTGTGTTTAACTTCCGGAGCTGATAATGGTGTTACATACATTCTAAATTGAGAAATTCCCCCTTCAAATGTTCCTGCAAAATTTTGTTCAATAACTATATTTGTGTTCATCCCATTAAATGTTGTTCCTGTCAAATCATTAACAGGGAAACATTCAGGGTCTTGTTGATATGGACCATAAGGTAATGTACAAGATGAAAATGTTAAATTTTCTCTTAAACCTTGAGTTCCACCACCCCATGATATATTAAAAGGAACACCAACTTGTTTTTCCTTATCAGTACTTAACGCTCTTGGTATTATTTCTTGAAAATCTTCTATGGTATAAAATATTTTACCATTAATATAAATTTTTAATCTTCCTCTTCTGTATTTTTCCTCCTCTAACCATCTTGCATTTAAATTAACCAATTCAATTTTTGCTGGGTCGATGTTTAATTGTGAAGTATAAGGTACATTAATTAATGATACCGAGTTATGTGCTAATGATTCTAAATATTTTTCTTGAGTAATAATACCTAAACCACCTCTATACCATAAATCACAATCATCAAGCCAAGTGTATCTTTCCCACACAGCGTCTAATTGAAACCAATGTTCCTCATCTAACCACGCAGGGTTTTCTGTGTAACAAGTTGGATAAATTCCTCCCGGTGAACAATATTCTGTAACAGTATATCCTGTTGTATAAGTTAATCCACTAGTTGAACATGTTCCGCTAGTTTCACAACCACCGGTAAATCTTAAAACCTTAACACCTATTTGAGGATTTTTAGGGTCACCACATAATTTAAATGATAATGCGTTAGACATCGCATCAAACAATGGATTTGTTTCACACGTATATTCTATTGATGAGTATCCCGTAGGTACACAAGTGTTACAATTATTAAAATCATAACATGGATTACAATCACTACAAGTTTCTGTACACGTCGGTGTAGATGGTAAACAATTTGTTGGTGTTGATGTCGGTGTTGGTGTTGGAGTAGGCGTTGGTTCAATAATTGACGCACAAGTATGTGTCTGACATTCCCATCCACAAGATTCACACGGGTCTAAATTACAATTACAACCACAAGTTATTTTTTGTTCAGGAATACCACGACATTCATGACATCCATAATTAACGTGTGGGTCGTGAATACCATATAATGACCTTGGAGGATAAACATAGATACATCTACTATCCGTCACCGTTCTATTACAACAAGCACAAGTTTGAATACAATTATATAAATCTGATGTTACACGAGTATATCCTGTAAAACAATTTGGTGTTCCGTTAGCGTGATGATAAAATTTATTTTCGGCTCTCGCACCTAAATAAAAGAATATGTTTTTATTTTGTGGATAAATTTTGTTTAATGTTGTTTCACCTGATGTTGGAATATATTCATTAAACAATCTTGGTTTTAACAACATTTCAACAGACCACCCTCTATTCATTCTTTCAGGAAATATTTCGTAATCATAACCAAATAATTTATAAAACCCTTGATAGAATCCACCGTATAATTCGTGGTATCTTCCTTCATAAGGACTATATTTACTTACAACTTCATATAAAACAGTTTTATTAAATCCGGAAAATCTAACATTAGGTGATTGAGTGTTTCCGGTTACTTGGAACAATTTCAATCTTCTATCAAAATACATTCTATTAAACTTTAAGTCATCAGAAAATAACCCTTCGGTAAATGTAATAGTTTCTCCGGTCATTTTAGTAACCAAACCATTATCAATACCGGTCAATCCAATATCACAAGAAGTATGTGATTTAAAACATGTTATATCTAATTCTTTAGGATTGTAAAAATTTTGAGAAACAAAAATATTATTTCTATTGTAGTCCTTATATGTTAATGTTAAATCTTGAACACTTAATGGATTATTAATGTCAAAATAAAATGGTAATCTATTACCATAGGTCTGAGCAATCAAATATGGGGAGAAAACAACCTCTTGATTGTATCCTCTCTCATCTGATGTTAAAGACATATCGTAGGATTCTAAAGCAAAATTTAGACCCCAATTTGGATAGACGTATTGATTTATATTTTGTTGTGCCATCTTTTTTATGATAAATACATTAAAACGAAGTATTTATATGAAAAAGTTATATGATAAATTTTAATACAGAGTACTATAGTAATAATTATTACTTCTTTTTGAAAGAGAGAGCGGACAAAATCTCCTTATATTATTCTATTGCGGATACTTTAACTGAATCTCGAAAGAATGATGAGAGAATTGACTTCGATAAAAAAGATTCTAAAAAAGTTAAAAATATTGTTGGAAATGTTTTAAAATCTAAAACAAAAGTTTCCAAAGACGCATTAACCAAAAAGTTAAAAAGTATTAAACCTAAAAAAGAAATTGATGAATTAGTTGATTCTGATGGAACAATGTTAAGTTCAAAAATACCATTTCTTAATCAAACTTTAACACCACACAAAACTACTGACCAAACTGTTGCTATGGCAAGAATTACGAATGACCCGGTAACAAGAGGTTATAGAGTTTATTATGGTGAAAGTGAAGAAGGTTCTGATGAAGTTATTAATGAGGTTGATTATTCTGAAGCATTTGGGTATGAAGAAACCAAAGATATGGATTTTAAAGATACGGTTAAAACACTTAAAGAAATGGGTGTTGAGAATGCGATTGAAAGAGCGAAACAATTTGGTAAATTACCAAAACAAAAAAGAGAAGATGGTGAATTAAAACAAAGATTATCTGAAAAAGATAGTATTGAAGAACAACAAAGAAAAAAAATGATTAAAATGGTTGAGGATATGTTAACCAAAAAATCATCAAATAATTCTGATGTAGTAAAAGATAAAGGAATAAGTAAAATATTATTAAAAAATATTCAATCAATTAAAAAAATTGCTGATAAAGAAGGTATCAGTATCAATATGTTAATCAAAGCGTTAAAATCTAATGAATAAAGATTTATATGGAAATACCGTTCAATTACCTGAAGATGTTGTAGAATATTTACAACAATGCTTTGATTCTGCAAACACAGATGATTCAACCATTGAAGGATTTAAAAGAAATCAAGAATTAAGAGATAGTCGTGAAACCACTTATCAACAATTAAAACGAATGAAAAATTGGTTTGATAATTTTAATGGTCTTGAAAATGATTTACCTTTTATTTTGAATGGTGGACACTATGTAAAAAATTGGGTTAACGACACATTAGGTGGAATGAGAAATAATGTATATATGGGTAAGAAATCAAAATCTGAAGTTTTACCAAATCAATTTATACAAACTCACACTAAAGATAATTTAAATACAATGAATAGACAAAGTAAAAGTCATAGTTCAACCACCGGTAATATTAACAAAGATATCACAGAAAGTTTAAAAAGAATAAACGAATTAATAAAAAAAATAATTTAATATGGCAAATTTAGAACCTTTAGATTTCGCACAACCCGAAAATGAATTATCAGCAATTGCGGATATGCAAAGAAAAATGTTATTCCCAAAGAATGACTTTAAAATCACAAATCAATACTCAGCCGTTAACCCTGACGCTTTAGCCGATGGTGATGAGCAAGGTAAAGGTACTGGTGGATTTTTAGATGTTTATAATCAAGGTGCGGGGGCAATACAAGACATTATGGAAAGAAAATCTGAAATAGTTGTTAATAAATACAAAGAAGTAAAACCATACACAACACCAAGTGCATAATGAAACTTTACAACACATTTAAATCACTTATTTTAGAAATAGCGTCTGTTGACTCTATAGTCGACGCTATAAAAAAACGAGATAAGATTATAATTTACTATGATGGGGATGAACCAGGTGGACGTGGATTACGTTTAATTGAACCGGTTTGTTTTGGTTATTCAAAAGCTGATAATCCTGTTGTAAGAGCGTGGGACTCTCAAGGAGCTTCTCATACCGCGTATTTAGGAGAACAACCTTTACCGGGATGGAGACTTTTTAGAGCTGACAAAATATTCTCTTTTAAACCAACGGGTGAAACATTTAACGAACCAAAACCAAACTACAATCCAAATGGTGATAAAAGTATGAATCGTGTTATTATTAATGCCGATTTTTCTGAAGTCACACCACAACAAGCACCTGAACCAACTACACCAGAAACTGAAGTTGAAGTTAATGATGTAATTGATGATGTAATTATCACCACAGTTAATGATATGATTAACAATATCATTGAAAAAGATGGTGCCGATTCATTAGAAGGTGTTGATTTATCTAAAGCCGCAGAATCATATAAAAGAATATATTCCGGTATTGAAGATAAGATTCGTAGAAATTTATCCAATCAAGAGAAAAATGATTTAAGACCAAAAGTTTCAGAACTAATACAACAATCTCAAAGTTTAATTAAAAAATAATATGACAAACGAAAATGATTTAATTCAAAAACTTATGATTTCCAAACAAATCATGGAAAAACATAATCAAACCCCAAGAGGTGGTCTACCATCTATAGATACGTATGGTACACCTGAAGTAGCAACATACAATGCTCCTCCGGCAACTTATAACTTACCTCAAGATATGTTACAAGAAGCCTCTGTACCGGTACAAACAGTTAGCCAACCAATGACTCAAGATAGAGTTATGGCTTCAAAATTACCGGATGAGATTAAACGATTAATGATTGAACACCCAATAGCTCAACCGGCAGGTATGGGTGGACCTACTCTATCCAATGATTTAATTGATAAGGCGGCAAGATTAATGAATGCAGATGCCAGAGGTAATCAAGTAAGCCAACCAAAACAAAGAGTTCAAGAACAATCTCAACCTCAATCTAACTTTAATAACAAACAATTAAGAGATATGTTAAAAGAAGTTGTAGAAGAAGTATTACTAGAAAATGGGATTTTAGCTGAATCAACACAAAAATCAAATAACGAACTATTTTCTTTTAAAGTAGGAAAGCATATATTTGAGGGTAAGGTTACTAAGATTAAAAAAATATCTTAAACTTTATTTACTCTAAAAACTAAACCCTCAAGGAAACTTGGGGGTTTTTTATTTCTTAATAGTTGATATTATAATACTCTTTAATTATACTTTCTGTGATAATATTAAACTATGAAAGAAAAAATTAATGTTTTAGTTCTCCCATCAGACAAAACCGGTGTTGGGAAATTCAGGTCTATTGACCCTCACGTATTTTTACAAAATCTATATCCTGACGATTTTCACGTTGAGATTGATTATGAACCAAAAATAAACGATATCAAATATTGGGATAAATACCAAATTATCCACGTACACCGAAACATCGGCAGTCATTACGACCAAACACCATCAATCATTAAGTATTTAAAGTCGATTGGTAAAGTTGTTATTATTGATATTGATGATTATTGGTTACCTACTGTTGACCACCCAATCCACAGTATTATTGTACAAAACAAAATTCACGAAAAAATTGTAGCAAATTTAAAAGAAGCTGATTGGGTAACAACAACAACGGATATATTTGCAAATGAAATTCGTAAACTAAATAAGAATGTGTTGGTGTTACCAAATGCAATCGACCCTAAAGAACCTCAATTTAATCAAGTGACACCACCATCAGATAAAATTAGAATTGGTTGGTTAGGAGGTTCATCTCACTTACACGATTTAGGTTTATTAGACGCGTTTGTTCAAAAGAATCAAGACATCAACGATAAATTACAATATGTAATTTGTGGGTTCGATACAAGAGGTTCTGTAACTGAAATTAATCCAACAACCGGAGAACAAAAGAAAAGAGATATTTTACCTCACGAAACAGTGTGGGTTAATTATGAGGGAATTTTCACAAATAATTATAAAACGTTAGACGAAAATTATGTTAAATTTTTAAAGGAATTTAAAGACGAAAACTATATTTCAGATAAAGAATTACCTTACGTTAGAGTTTGGACAAAACCTGTTAACTCTTACGCCATGAATTATTCAAAATTTGATATATCTTTAGCACCAATTAAAAACCACATTTTTAATAGAATGAAATCTCAATTAAAAGTAATTGAAGCAGGATTTTATAAAAAAGCATTAATTGCTTCAGAGATTGGACCATACACCATAGATTTGGTTCATTGTTTAAAAAATGGTGAGTTTAACGATAATGGTAATGCAATTTTAATACCTGAATCAAGAAACCATAGTGATTGGTCAAAATCAATTAAAAAATTAGTTCAAAACCCTGAAATGATAACCGAATTAGGTGAGAGATTATATAACACCGTAAAAGACAAATATGACCTTAATAAGGTTACAGTTACAAGAGCGGAATTTTATAAAAGTTTAATTAAATAAAAATGAATACAAAAAAAACAATCGGTTTTACCGCAGGTAATTTTGACTTACTTCATCCGGGATATATCTATACATTTGAAGAAGCTAAACGTCATTGTGATTATTTTATGGTTTTTTTACAAAGAGACCCATCTGAAACTAGATTCACAAAATATAAACCTGTCGTTCCTTTATATGAACGATATAAAACATTAATGTCAATTAAATATGTTGATGAAGTGGTCACATATCAAACTGAAGAAGATTTGATTCAATTAATGGAATTTTACAAACCTGACGTTAGAATTTTAGGCGATGATTATATTGGAAAAAGATTTACCGGAGACCATTTACCTATTAAAGTAATTTATACAACAAGGTCTCACAATTGGTCAACAACTAAAATTAAAGATTTAATTACAAGACAAACAATCATACAAAATCCGGATATTATTAAAAATTTAGAATCAAATGATTAAAACACCATTAACTAAAATATTATTTTTAGATATTGAAACAGTTGGAATTGAAAAAGATTACGACACTTGTTTAGAAAAAAGACCTGAATTGGCAAAACAATTTGACAAATATTATGATTGGTTTTTAAAACGTTTCCCTGAAGACAAGGAAATTGAATCAGACCAAAAGAATAAAGTATTTTCAACAAGAACCGCATTAGTTCCTGAATTTGCAAAAATTGTTTGTATGAGTGTCGCCTTTGTAATGGAAAATGGCGAGATTAAAAAACAAACGTTTTCAGGGGATGACGAAAAAGTGTTACTAAAAGAATGTCAAAATTTATTAGAACGTTGTGGAAAATTAGATTTTTTCCTATGTGGTCATAATTTAAAAAACTTTGATATTCCAATGACCGCCAAAAGAATGATAATCAATGGATTATTACCCCCATCGATTCTACCATCTTATGATACAAAACCGTGGGAAATAAAAGCAATTGATACCAGAGAAATTTGGCAATACGGAGCATACACCGCAATTGGTTCATTAGATTTAATGTGTACATCAATGGAAGTTCCTTCACCAAAAGAAGGTGATGTTACCGGAGATAAAGTACACGACGCATATTGGAATAAAAATATGTTAGAAGAGATATCAGCATACTGTGAACGTGATGTACTAGTATTGATTGATTTAATAAAAAAATTAAAAAATTTAGAATAATGTTAAACGAAGATTTAGATTTCTTAAAAAACAAAGCCGAGGAATTAAAAAAATTGGCAAATATTGATTTAGATGATTTAAGTTATGAGGACATAATGAGTGAGTTTGGTTTGGATTTAAAGCAACTTGAAGACGATATGATGAATTCAAGAACTAGGCTTCCATTAGGGTTTGTAAAACTTCATCCTGACGCAGTAACACCAAAATATAATTATGATAGTGATTCAGGGTTTGACCTACACTCTATTGAAGAGGTTACAATTGAACCTTTTGGTAGAGCATTAGTCCCAAGTGGATTATCATTTGATATTAAAGACGGATATGAACTTCAAGTAAGAACTAAAAGTGGATTAGCAATCAATCAAGGACTTATGGTTTTAAACTCACCGGGGACTGTTGATAATGGTTATACAGGTGAAGTTAAAGGTATTATATTTAACACCAACCATCACCCCGTAACTATCCATAAAGGAATGAAATTTGGCCAAGCGGTATTATGTCCCGTTGTAAATGGGGGTTGGGTTCATTTGGACCAAAGAAAAGAAGTAATTGATAAAGAAAGAGGTAATAACGGATTTGGGTCAACAGGAATTTAAAATGGAAATAAATAATGTAAATGTAGGTATTTGTTTAATAATTAAAAACGAAACCCAATATTTGGATGAATGGTTAGAACATTATCGTAAATTAGGTGTTGATAAATTTTTTATTTATGATAACAATTCTTCAACACCAATTAAAATTGACGATAATGATGTTGAAGTTATTTTATGGGATAATGAGTTATTTGGTTCTCAAAATAACGCATATTTAGATTGTTGTCAAAAAAATCTATCATTTGATTTTATAGGATTTTTTGATACTGATGAGTTTTATTTTTCAAAAAGTATGAACATTAAGTCAGACATTAATCATTTTAAATCTTTATATGGTGATTTTGATGGATTTGCAATCTATTGGAGATTATATGGTAAACAATCTCCTTATTTCACAGAAAGACAATCTATTGAAATGTATACCCAATATTATGAAGATGGTCATATAAAAAGTTTATTAACCCCTAAAAAAGTTGTAAGTTTTGGTCAACCCCATTTTGCTAGTTTACTTAACGGTAAATATATTGATGAATTAGGTAGAATTGTTTTTTCCCCAATAGGAGAACATACTAGTGATTATGTGTGGATAAAACATATTTGGGCTAGAAGTGAAGAAGAATTCAAAGAAAAATTAATAAGAGGTGATGTTAATTGGAGAAAACAAATAAACACAGATTTTAACGAATTTTACAATTATAATGATAGATGTGTTTTAAATGACTAACAGATAAAATTTATGATAACAATAATATATTCAACACATAAAGATGAACAATTTAATAACAAATTTAAACAACATTTGTTACAAACTGTTGGTCTAAAAGATGTTCAAATTTTGGAATATAAAAACAATAATGAATTTAGTTTGAGTGAGATTTATAATAAAGGTATATCTCATTCAAATTTTGATATTGTGGTTTGTTGCCATAATGATATAAAATTAGAAAATGGGTGGGGTAAAAAACTTTTAAAAGATTACTCTGATAATCCTGAATATAGTATTATTGGAAAAGCAGGTACATCATATTTTCCTGAATCAGGGGTGTTTTGGGAAAAAATGCAACAAACTATGGTGGGACAAGTTTACCATCAACCTGATAAAGATAAGTGGTTAAGTAAATATTCCCCAAAATTACCAATAATTGTTCCCGTAGTTTCAATAGACGGTTTATTTTTATCATTTAATAAGACAAAAATAAAACATACGTTTGATGAAAGTATTGGTAGATTTCACTTTTATGACCATTTATTTTGTTTACCAAATTATTTAGACGGAGTTAAGATTGGTGTCACATCATCTTTTGAAATTATTCATCAATCAATCGGAAGACCAAATCAGGAGTTTTACGAAACCAAAGAAAAATTTGTGGAGAAATGGAAACACGTTTTACCATTAGATTTAAAACCTGAAAAAATTTACATTCCGGAAATAAAAGAAAAACCAATTAAAAATATTGGTAAAGTAGCCGTTATCATCCCAACCAAAGGAAATATTGAAATGTTGAAAGAATGTGTTGATTCATTTTACATTCATTGTAACTCTGAATTATTTGACATTTTCATTGCTGATACCGGTTCAACAGATGACGAAAAAGAAACATTAAAAAGTAATATAAAAGATTATAATAACATAAAATTAATTGAATATGATTATTATAATTTTGCAAAAATTAATAATGATGTTGTTAAAAATCACGTAACTGATGAATACGAATTTTTATTATTCTGTAATAATGATATTAAATTATTGAATAATGTAATTTATGGAATGTTAAACATTTTTAAAACAACACCTAAAGTTGGTACGATTGGATGTAGATTACATTTTGAAGACAATACCATCCAACATGACGGTGTCATTTGTTTATTTGATAGTAAACAAAATTTATTAATATCTCATCACGGATTAAATAGTTATTACAATTTTTCAAATAATAACAGAAAAATATTAGGTTCTACGGCAGCATTACTTATCATTAAAAAAGAGGTATTTATTAAATGTGGTTATTTTAATGAAAATTACACCACTTGTTTTGAAGATGTTGAATTGAATTTAAAGTGTTTAATGTTGGGTTTAGATAACTATTGTAATAGTAATTTAGTTTCTTATCATTATGAAAGTCAAACAAGAAATAACGATGATGAAAAATCTAAAAAACAATTTAATGATTATAACAATATATTAAAACCATTTGTTATTAACAATTATGATAAGTTAAAAACTCATATACAAATAATAAAATAAACAAAAAAAAAATAATTAAAAATGAAAAGAGAAACAATACAACTGTTCAAAGTTTTTATGTCTGAAAACGCAGCACCTGAAGTTGCCAAAGTATTAAACAGTGGATATATTGGTCAAGGTGAAAAGGTTGAACAATTTGAATCTAAATTACAAGATTTCTTTATGAAAGATTACATTGTAACATTAAACTCCGGTACTAGCGGACTTCATTTAGCTTTAGATTTATTAAAAAAATCTTCAGGTAAATGGCCAGGATTAGAAGATGGTGATGAGGTATTAGCAACATCATTAACGTGTACAGCGTCAAATTTTCCAATTTTAGCAAACAATTTAAATATTAAATGGGTAGATGTTGACCCAACAACATTAAATATGGATTTAGATGACTTGTCAAGAAAAATAAGTCCAAAAACCAAAGCCATTATGTTAGTACACTGGGGTGGTTATCCAAATGATTTAGATAGAATTAAAGAAATTCAAAATAAATGTTTTGAGTTATATGGGTTTAAACCGGCGGTTATTGAAGATGGTGCTCACTCATTTGGTTCTAAATATAAAGGCAAATATATTGGTAACCATGGTAATATGACTATGTATAGTTTACAAGCTATTAAACATATCACATCCATTGATGGTGGTTTATTATTATTACCTCACCAAGAATTATATGATAGAGCGAAATTATTAAGATGGTACGGTATCGACAGAAATTCAAACAGAAAAGATTTTAGATGTGAGGCGGATATTCAAGAGTGGGGTTTTAAATTTCATATGAATGATGTTTGTGCAACAGTTGGTATGGAAAATTTAAAACACGCAGAGGAAATTGTTGGTAGACATCAATCTAACGCAAAATTTTATGATGAAAATCTACAAAATATTCCGGGATTAACAACATTAACTAGACATGAGGGTCATGAATCAGCATTTTGGATTTATAGTATGTTAGTTGAAAATAGAGACGGTTTTTATAAACACATGAAAGATTGTGGTATTGTAGTTTCTCAAGTTCACGAAAGAAATGATAAACACACTTGTGTTTCTGATTATAAATCATCATTACCTACTTTAGATAGAATTATTGGGAAAGTTGTTTCAATACCTGTTGGATGGTGGGTTACAGATGAAGATAGACAATACATTGTTGATTGTATTAAAAAAGGTTGGTAATATGATTAATTCAGAACAAAGAAATCTTTTGAATGAAATGATTTTGGATTTAAATAACTCCAAAATTTCAGAATATAAACCTAGTAGTGTGTGTTGGGAAAGTTTATCAAACCAATTTGAGATATTTTTCAATGAAATTGGTATTAATAATGTTCAAAACCAAATAAGGTATAATAATTTATTTTCTTTTATACATGATATTCCAGGATTGTCATTTCAGTCTGCTGTATGGAGTTACTATAGTTATTTGAAATTAAAAGATAAGTACAATATATTAACTCTAACAACCGCTTTACCATCAGGTAATTCTAATTTAGATTATAACCCATCTGAAAAAATAGATGGTAGACCTAAAGATAGAGAAAATAAATTAATTAATTGGGATTATTTAATTTCTTTAGATACGATTATGACTATCTTGGAATGTAATCCTGATTTATTAAACAAACCTGTAACTATTTGTGAAGTAGGTGCTGGATGGGGTCGAGTAGGTTATTATTTAACACAAATTAATAATAAAATATCTTATAACATATTTGATATCCCGCACACTTTATTAATATCGTCTGATTATTTGTATAATAATGTTAAACACATTAAAGTATTTAAGTATTTAGAAACTAAACAAAATAATTTTACAACCAAAAAATTACTGTTAAAAAATCCGGGTATAAATTTTTATACACCAAATAAGTTAGAAGATTTTGAAGATAAGTGTTTTGATTTATTTATTAACATAGCGTCATTTCAAGAAATGAATATTGAACAAGTGACAAATTATTATAAAAAAATTAATCAGTTGTCAGATAATTTTTATAATCAACAAAGATATAAAGATTTAGATATGGAATATAATAAATATCCATTGTACGATAACTGGAAAAAGGTGTTTGATAAAGACATAAACTTTCACCCATTATGGTTTGAGCAATATTTTAAAATAAGTTAAAAAAATGTTTGATTACATTGTTTGTTTTTATTTTGGAGAAAGAAGAGTTAGAACAACCAATTCATTATTATTATCTGATAGATATTTTTTTGTTAAAAAACATTTAGATTTTATAAAAAATAATGAAACAGTTTTAAACGACATTAATAACGTAATTTTAGTTATTAATAATTCAAATGATGACGATTTAAAATCCGTTACAAATATTAAAAATGAATATCCCTTCTCAGATAAAATTATTATCATAGGAAGGGATAATTCAAATTATTCTTATGGTGGGTGGAATGAATCATTAATTCATCAAATAAATTTAAATACCCCATCGTTACACGCATTTCTTTGTGAAGATGATTACATACCTTGTAATGATAATTTTCATAAAAAATTTATAGAATTTTTTAATTCCGATGTTATATATGTTTGTCAATTATTTATGAATAATCATGCGGCAATTTCAAATGGTTTCATAACTTATAACATAATAAAAGATTATTATAATAATACCAAAGAATTATTTGTGCTCACTAATAGTTATGATTATAGAAGTGCCGAAATTAACCAAGTTAACTTTTTAAATAATTTTAAAAATTTAAAGTGTGTTGACATCAGTGAAAAATATTGTTCAAAATTTTTAGATTTCAATAATAGTATTGTTGTTTATGGGAATAAAACCGGTGAAGAATTAATAAAACCAATTTTAGAATAATGATAAAATTTAAAAAATTAGAAGAAGACGACTTACAATTCTTAAACGATGTAAGAAACGAATATTGCGAAGAATTTTTACATGATAGTAGACAATTCACATTAGAAGAAACCAAACAATGGTTCCATAAATATAATCCGGACTTTTACATTATTACGTTAGACGATGAAAGAATTGGGTATTTTAGACTATCCAACTATTCTGATGTGAATAAAAATATTTACATTGGTGCCGACATTTCACCAAAATTTAAAGGTAAAGGTTTGGGTAAATTATCTTATGAAAAATTTATACCTTTTTTGTTTGAAACCTATAATTTGAATAAAATAAGTTTAGAAGTATTGTCTAATAACATAATTGCTTTAAATTTATATAATAAACTTGGGTTTGTAACCGAAGGTGTTAAACGTCAAGAAGTTTATAAAAATAATCAATGGGTTGATTCCATTATTATGTCAATATTAAAAAATGAATATGAATAATTTAAAATTTGAACTTATTATAGCTTACTATAAAAGACCTAAAATTGTTTTAAATGCTTTAGAATCTATATTAAAATCCACATATGACAATTGGCATCTAACATTTGTTGATGATTCCGGTGACGATTCTTTTAAAGAGACCTTTTTAAATTATGGTTTTGATTCTTCTAAAATAACATATTCCCCAATATTAATGTCTGATGACGAAAAAAATAATATAGGAGGTTCAATATTTGGTAAGTACGTTAACGACGCTATCCAAAATACCGATGCCGATATTATTATATTAATATGTGATGATGACGCAATATTTCCTGATTATATGGAAAATCTTAATAAATTTTATACTAAAAATCCTGATAAAATGTGGGGGTATTGTCATGTTGAATTTTATAACCCTGAAATTGAACATTATACCCAATCAACCAAAACTAACGGAGACTCATCTTTAGGATTTTCAGATTTAAATGCTTTAACAATCCCAATAATGCCAGTTAATAAAATTGATAGTTCTCAAATTTCTTTTAGAAAAACCGCATTTACTGATGGTAATGTTTGGTATCCACATCCGTATACCGTAAGTTTAGATGCCCACGTTTTTCGTAATATGTTTAAGGTTTGGGGATTATGTGAGTTCACAAATTGTTATGGACAATATAAAGGTTGGTTCGCAAATCAATTAGGGGTTAGAGTTAGAAAAAAAATAGGTACATTTATAAAATAATAAAAAATAAATATGAATAATTTAAAATTTGAACTAATAATCGCTTATTATAAAAGACCCAAAATTGTCTTAAACGCGTTAGAATCTATATTAAAATCTACATATGATAATTGGCATTTAACATTCGTTGATGATTCCGGTGACGATTCTTTTAAAGAAACTTTTATAAACTACGGGTTTACACCTTCTAAAATAACATACTCACCAATATTAATGTCAGATGATGAGAAAATTAAAATAGGTGGGTCAATATTTGGAAAGTACGTTAACGACGCAATACAAACCACAGATGCTGATATCATTATACTAATATGTGATGACGACGCATTGTTTCCGGATTGTATGGAAAACCTTAATAAATTTTATACCGAAAACCCTGATAAAATGTGGGGGTATTCTCATGTTAAATTCTTCAATCCCGAAAAACAACATTATTCAGAATCAACCGATGTACCAAGCGATAGAACATTTAACACATCAAATTTAAATGATTACACATCACCAATTCAACCATCGTGTAGAGTTGATAGTTCTCAAGTATCTTTTAGAAAAAACGCTTTTACACAAACAAATTTATGGTACCCTTATCCACATACAAAAGATTTAGATAGAAATGTTTTTGAAAAATTATATAAAAAAATAGGACTATGTCATTTTACTAACTGCTACGGACAATATAAAGGTTGGTTTGCAAATCAATTAGGTGTTAGAGCACGAACAGGTAAAGGAGATTTTATTAACTAAACAACTAAAATAATTTAAATGGCTACATACAGCAAATCAAAGAACGCTAAACCTACCCCTACTCCGGAAACTACAAGTAAACCGGTTAATAAGAAAGAATTAATTAACCAAATTATTAAAAGAAAAACTAAAGAAAAGTTTTTAACCAACAATCAAAAAAAATATTATGATACTTTAATTGACAGTGAAATCACTGTTTGTTCCGGACCTGCGGGTGTTGGTAAAAGTTATATTACAATGAAAGCCGCGATTGACTTACTCGCTGACCCTGAAACACCATATGAAAAAATTATTATTGTTAGACCCGCTGTTGAAGCTGAAGAAAAATTAGGTTCACTACCAGGTAATGTTGAAGAAAAATTAGACCCATACATTTTCCCATCATATTATTTATTAAATAAAATTATTGGGAAAGAATCTAGAGAAAAATTAAAAGAAATCGATGTTATTGAAGTATTTGCCTTGGCATTTATGAGAGGTATGAACATTGATAATTCTATTTTAATTTTTGAAGAGGGTCAAAATGCCACCCCAAGTCAAATGAAATTACTTTTAACTAGAATTGGGTTTAACAGTAAATTCTTTATATCCGGTGATGTAGAACAATCAGACAAATATAAAAATAAAACTCATAGTGGTTTATGGGACGCAATTGAAAAATTTAGAGATAGTGAATATATATCAATTTTTGAATTTAAAGATAAAAAAGATATCGTTAGAAATCCGTTGATTAGTAGAATATTAGACAAGTACGAAGAAAACTAATTTTAATATATTTTATTATAAAAGATAGGTAAACACAATTTAGTTTACTTATCTTTTTTTTTATATAACTTTTGTTGATATGAGAATTGGTATAGAAATTAATGGAGTGTTAAGAGATACTTTAGGAAAAATTGAACAAACTTATCAGAAATTTTTAATCGATAAAACTGATGGTATTGAAGACGACGAGTCATTTGAATATAAAATGACCTACCCGATAAATAGTTTAACATTAAACGACCATTTTTCATTTCCGGATGATGATGAATTATATTCATTTTTATATGAAGAATTTGCTATGGAAATTTTTGGTCACGCACAATCCTCAGAATATAATACATTTATTGATTTAAACGAAATTTATATATCTTTAAGAGATAATCACGATTTATTAATTGTTTCGGATGAAATAGGAAAATCAAAACCCGCATCATTATTCTTTTTATCAAAATTTGGATGTCAATTAGAAAAAGTAAAATTTTATAGTAATTCAACAATTAATTCAATGTGGGATGAATTAGATATTTTACTTACATCCAATCCAGCCTTATTATTGGATTATCCGTCAGATAAAATATTAATAAAATATGAAACGGATTATAATGAGAATATTACCACAATCCATTCTATAAAATCTATAAAAGAATTGGATGATAAATTAAAACAAATTTTAGAATGTTAAAAGTATTAGGAGAAAACTATTATGTAGATTTGGATAAAATTGACGATTATGTTCAAATAAAAGCAAAAAAAACCGTCACGTCAGGTGACACTGAAGGGACTACCATAAGTATAATTAAATACGAAACAATTAAATTAATGTTAGAGATAGTTATGGATGAACCTGAAGAAATTGATGAGCAATTAGGGGCTAAAGGTACTAACAACTTATCAATCCCATTTAAACTAGCGTTTAATACTCTATTGTATAAAAAATTAATAAATAAAATATAATAAACATGACACAAGAACAAATTACAAAATTAGAACAGTCGATTCAAAACATGAAAGATAAAAAGTCAAGGATTTATCTTTTAGTTCAAGACACTAAAGGTAATGCAAAAGCTTCAGTCGCTTACATATACGAGTTAGGTATGGCATTATTAAAAAATGGATACAACCCAATTATCTTACACGAAACACCTGATTATACTGGAGTTGGTGAATGGTTAGGTGAGGATTATATGACATTACCACATAAAACAATTGAAGGCCAAAATTTAGAAATTGCACCTGAAGATTTAATTGTTATCCCTGAATTATACGGGTTTGTGATGAGTCAAATTTCAAAATTACCTTGTGGTAAAATTGTATTGTCTCAAGCCCATGACCATATCTTGGAAACATTACAACCAGGCCAGACATGGTCACAATTAGGGTTTTATAAATGTATAACAACTTCTGAAGCTCAAAAAGAATATATCGAGAATATTATGAGAGGTATTTCGATAGATGTTTTAAAACCATTTATTTCTGATAAATTTAAACCACATACTTTACCATCAAAACCTATTATTGCAATTCATGCTAGAGAACAAAGAGAAGCCCTTAACATGATTAAAAGTTTTTACATTAAATTTCCTCAATACAGATGGATAACTTTTAGAGACATGAGAGGACTATCTATTGATGAGTTTGCAAGTGCTATGAAAGATTGTTTCTTATCTGTTTGGATTGATGAAACAAGCTCTTATGGTACATTCCCATTGGAATCTATGAAATGTAAAATACCTGTAGTTGGTTTAGTACCAAATTTAGTTCCTGAATGGATGAATGAAGACAATGGTGTTTGGGTTAACAATAAAATCCAAATGGTTGATTTTGTCGCGGACTTTTTACAAAATTGGTTGGAAGACAGTATTAATGAAAATTTAGAAACTGAAATTATTAAAACTGCAGAAAATTTAAGTACTAAAGAAGATTTTGAAAAAATTTCATTAAACTTATTTGAAGGATATCTAACTAAAAGATTGGAATCATTTGAAGAACAATTAAATAAACTACAAACAATAGAAGAATAATATGGAAAATTACTTTGACGTATCAGTTATATTACCGATTAAATCGGCAACCGCACCATTTTTTGAAGATTACTTTAAGAAATGTATTGAATCATTAAATAATCAAAAATTAAAAATTAATGAATTAGTTATTGTTCACACAAATGAAATACCTTTAGTTGAACTTTTAAAAGATTACGATTTTGGTGACTTAAATGTAGTTAAATTAGAATGGGAAAAAGAACCTAATTACGCGGCACAAGTTAATCACGGTGTTAGAAATTCAAAATCTGAATGGGTTTCATTATTTGAATTTGATGATGAATATTCTAACATATGGTTTAAGAATGTTGACATCTACTCAAAAGCATACCCTAATATGGATGCGTTTTTACCAATCGTTGTTGATACAGACCAACAAGGTAAATTTGCCGGGTTTACTAATGAAGCAACTTTCGCGGCAAACTTTACTCCGGAAATGGGTGTATTAACTCACGATACTTTATTAGATTATCAAAACTTCCAATCATCAGGAATGGTAATCAAAAAATCAAAATTTGTTGATTATGGATTAATCAAACCTTCGTTTAAATTAACGTTTGGGTATGAATTATTTTTACGATTAACACATAATTCAATTAACATTATGTCTATCCCAAGAATTGGTTATAAACATACTAATTTAAGAGATGGGTCAATCTTTTGGAATTACAAAAATGGTAGAGATGTCTTAACTCCGGAAGAAGTTAAATTTTGGATTGAGTCCGCAAAAAAAGAATATTTTTTCATTAATGACAGAGCGATAAAATTTGAATCTCAAGAAGTTTAATGACTGAAAATATTAATTTAACAGGGGATACAAATGTTGAGTTAAAAAAGAAAGGTAGAAAACCAACCCAATTAAATTATTTTGATGTCCGAGAAGAAATGGCGGTAATAAGATTTTTAGAGTCCACGTCTTACGAAGAAAAAAATAAAATATACAATGAGTTTTTAAAAAAACCTTTAGACAAAATGATATCTTCAATCATACGAAGATACAAATTATATAGAAAAGACATGGATTTCACTGATATACATGTAGATACTCACTCGTTTTTAATGACAAAGATAGATAAGTTTAAACCTTCTAGAGAAAAGAAGGCTTATTCTTATTTTGGTACAATATGTAAAAACTATTTAATGGGTCAAATCATTAAAGACCAAAAAGAAACAAATAGAAAAATATCTTATGAAGATATTTCAACTAATTTGGAGAATAATGAAAATTTTTCCTATTACATAGAAAATGACGGACTAGATTCTGAAAAAGTAATTAAACACTTTTTAATTGAATTAGACAGATTCATTAAAGAAGAAAATTTATCAGAAAATGAAATTAAATTAGGACACGCACTTTACGACATTTTTGAAAATTATGACTCGATATTTATTGGTAACGATAATAACAAGTTTAATAAAAATATTATTTTATTGTCTTTAAGAGAAATGACCAATCTTTCAACTAAAGAAATTAGGGGTTCAATGAGAAAATACAAAAATATGTATTACTCATTGATTCAACAGATGGTTAATTAAAAAATAATAAATTAAATATTTATAATTATGGCAAGACCGACAAAAAAAGAAATTAATTTAAGTAAAGAATCAATGTTATCATTGATGCAGGAAATCTACAATGAACTTGTGGAACAAAGAAGTACTGCTATTAGAATTCAAAACAAAATGTTAACAATGATGAAAGGTCCTGAAGATATGACTTTAATTGGTCCGGTGATTGAAAAACAACAAAAAATTATTAATGATTGTGTTGAAAAAAAATTAACCCTATCTAAACTACAATCAAGTATGTGGGAAAAAACAAACAACAATGATGATGGTGGAGGATTTTCTATTACTGATTTAGGAGTTGACGACGCAATGCTTAAAACTTTAATTGAGAAAGACGCGTCTAAATCAGAGGGTTCTTATAAAATGAAAAAATAATTTGTTATGGCGTCATTAGATTTAGGTGTTGATTATAAAAAAATACAAGACAAGGTTACTGCTACCAGAAATTATAATGAGTTAAAAACTCAATATGATGATACTAGAAAACAAGCCGGTGAAGCTTTTGAACAGAAAAAAGCCGCTGTTACAGGTCAACTTGGTAAAATCAAGGAACAAACTAAACGTTATCAAAAAGAAATAAAAAATCAATTTGAACAACTTTTAGATTTAGCAAACACTACCGGAGGAAAAGGGAGCGGTTCTCCAAGTTATATTAAAAGATTATTAATCACCGCTCTTAAAAATATTGAACCTAAACTTTCTCAAATAGCTTTAGAAGAATCAATAAACGCGGTTGGTTGTGACCAACAACAAGAATATAATGGTAGTTCTACATATTATATTAAAGTAAAATCAGTTGATTTATTAAATATTTTAACTTTAGACCCGAAAACTGAAGGTAAACCTTTATATGAAAAAGACCCAATATTAGTTCAGAATTATCCATTTTCAATGAATAAAGAATTATATCAATTGATTCAAACGGGTCAACCATATTCTGTGGATAATGGTCAAAATTACATAGGTCAATCAGGTCAAGATTTATTTGATATCCAATACGTTAATTTAAACGCAAACAATGAAACCGGTCCTTGGTTTAAAGTTACATTATCAGATAGAGTTAATGGTGTTAATAAAGTTGGGACATTTCTAGTTGATTATTATAAAACAATTAAAATTACCGAACCAACCAATATGATAGCGTCAATAATGGAATCGTTAAGTGGTGCAGTATCAATGAGTGTTGGTGCCGGTGTAGGTCAAGTTGAAGACCAAAGTAAATTTGATATATTAATTCAACGAATTCTTGGATTATGTTTTGATAATAGAAGTGAAATTGATGTTAGCGGTATTGCTAAAGTACCTGAACTTGATGGTGTTGACGAAACGTTTTTTGAATTTACTGATATTGATTTAAGAAAAATAGACCAAAGAGTAACTAATATTAAAAATAAAGTAATAGAATTAGAAGAGTGTGATAATATATTATTACCTGTTGATTATCCGGCAGTTATCGCTCAAATTAATAATTTAAATTTAATTGATAATAATAGTGACTTTATAAACGCTGCGGATAATTTAACTCAAGTATTAGCAGATAACCCTCAATGGGGTGCGGGTATTCAAACCAATGCTCAAGCGGCCCTAAATTTTAATTTTATTAAATTAATCGCTCAAGGTATTGCGGGAGCATTTTTAACACCTAAAATATTACTACCAATATACGTAATGTTAAAAGCTATAGGTCAAGAAACAACCGACGCAATAAAAGGATTTGTTGATTTTGTAAAACAATTTAAAAAATTCGCAATAAATTTTATTTCTAAAATAGGTGCATTATTTGTTCAAGAATTATTTGAATTAATTAAAAGAGATATTTTATTATTAATTCAAAGAGTTATAAGTGATATTGTTAAAGAAAAAATTGATAAAAGAATTTCAATGATTTTAAAACTTATTCAGTTATTGTTAATTGTTGCTTCTTTTATAAGTGATTGGAGGAAGTGTAAAAGTGTCGTTGATGAATTACTGGCCCTATTAGATTTAATAACAAGTAGTTTAGGTTTTGGTAGTCAAATCCCTTTACCATTATTATTCGCGTCACAACTATTAGACGGGTATTCCGAATCAAGAGCTTTTGTTGGGGCTATTGAAGAATTCCAAAAAAGCGGTATCCCAACGGGAGCATTACCTGATGGTAGTCCTAATTTAGATATTTTAGGTAAATTTGGACAAATGAAGGCTATGGCAAGAGAAGATTCCGATAATAATAAAGTTCAACTTGCTATCGGCCCATTAACTATAACTCCAGCCGGTTTAACAGTACCTTCGAGTGCTTTTGGTAAAAAATTATAATTATGAATAATATTGAGAAATCCGAAAAAACAAAAAATATAATTAAAGATTATAAAAATTCATCAAACAAAGATTTATCGTTTGCTATGGATTTTATTCAAGAAGATTTTAAGTTAACTAAAGAATCATTAATAAATTTAACACATCATTTAGATAAATTAGAATTAACTTATAATACAATATTAAAAGAGTATCAGTCAAGAACAAAGAAAAATGGTCAATAATCAAATAATTTTTCCCGGAATAGTACTTAACAATCAAGACCCTATGATGTTAGGGAGACTTCGTGTTATACCTGAAACTAAAAATTATCAAGATATTATTGCGTCAATTCCAGATTGGAATGAAGAAACTGACCCGTGGACATCAAGAGACCCTTTAATTTGTTTATCATTATTACCTTTTTACGTTAGTCAAGTACCTCTTAAAGATGAATATGTTCATATAATTTATTCTAATAAAGATTTCCCATTTACTAATCAATTTTATGTTCAAGGGCCTTTTTCATCTCCAATGATAAGTCCATTTGAGAATTATCAAGGGGCTAAAAAATTCTTAGCATCAGGTGATAGAATTGCTCAAGGTATCTCAATTAAAAACCAAGTAGGTGCTTATAGAAATCAAGGTAGTGTAGGAGTATTTCCTGAACCAGGTGACAATGCGTTGTTAGGTAGAGGAACTGCTGATGTGGTTGTTAAAGAAAATGAAGTATTAATAAGAGCCGGTAAAACTAAACGATTAGTAAAAGACCAACTACCTTTAGGTAATGTTAATAGAGCGTTTCTTCAATTATCTAATTTTACACAACAAAAAATAACTAAAGACCCTGAAGGTGTAACAAGATTAGTTGAACAGGTAAAAGTTGTTAAAAAAATGATTATATGGAACATTGATAATTTAGAAAATCTTCAAGGAGCGTTTAATGGTTCTGTTGGTTTATATAATGTGGTTCCAAGTGTTAGTGTAAATAGTGCAAATTTTAAATCAGATACTATTACACAGTTGTCCGTTGGAACAAATTATGGGTCACCATTAGAGGAAATTAAATTTAATCAAAAAACATTTGATGAAGCATCTAGTATAATTAATAACTTTGTACAAGGTGTGTTTAGTGGTTTTATAAATATATCAGGTTATACTGTTAATAACCCCCAAAATTTTGCGCCAAACGTAACATTCCCATTAGTCGTTACCCCTTCAAAATTAACATATACAACCGGTAATAAATTTTCACCTAACGACCTTGTTAGTGAAGTTGCGGAATATGTTAATTATGTAAGATTTTCTGATAAAATAACATTAGACCCTGCAAGTAAAAAATACAAAGGATGGTTTTTAGTTTGGGAAAACAAATCAGGTAAACCAATTCTTGGTCCACAAGCCGATTTAAAAGAAGAAATAGTTATACCAACAGAGTTTATTCCTTCAGATATTACTTATAGTATTATGGGGTCTCAACGTATGTATTTCTTATCACAAGATTCCGCAGGGCCTAAAGGAAAAATTAGTTTAAGTCAAACTTTATATGGAATACCTCAAGATAAATTTATTGGAGATGAAAATAGTATTCTTAATCAAACATACCCTGTTGTTAGAGGAGATGAATTAATGGCGTTACTTAGAAAAATATTTTCATTTGTTACAGGACACGTTCATCCGGTGGCCACAATGGCACCTGTTCCGGTCGCAGCGGGTAACGGACAAACAACCGCAGAAATCAATGCAATCCTTGCAGATGCAGAAAATACCATCTTAAATCAAAATATTAGAATTAATTGATATTTATATGTAAAACATATTCATGTCAATAATTAATTCATATTTCAGCAAGAACAATACCCTTATATCAAATAGCTTTACCAATACAGGTAGAAACCCTGTAATGGAACTATTTTATGGTAATGTTGCCACAACTCAATACCCAAATAACTATAGCCGTTTTATTTTTGATTTAGATTTAACTTTATTAAAACAACTAATTTTTAACGGAACTATAACTACAGGGTGTACAGATAATATGACGCATACTTTAAGAATGACAAATACGTCTACTTTTGATGCCGAACTATTAAACACACTCACGTCTCAAATGAGAATGAGAGCCACTTCATTTGATTTAATCTTATTTAGAATCCCTTATTTAAATAATAATCCGTCAACACCTCAACTTTGGGATGAAGGTGTTGGGTATGATTTTGCGGATTTAATTTATCAATATAGTGAATCAGATAAAAACTTTTCAAATAGACCATCAAATTGGTATCAAACAACAACTATTGGTGTTTGGCAACAACAGGGAATTTATAATAATAAAAATTTAGGTCCTGTTCCTTTTAGTGGAATTACCATTGTGGATACACAACATTTTGAATTTGGTAACGAAAATATTGCTTTCGATATGACGGCAGAAATTAATGGTGTATTAAATGGTTCAATACCAAATGTATCAGGGTGGGGAATTGCATATAAACCTCAAGTTGAAAATCTTACAGGTCTTACCGATAACTATGAAGTTCAATTTTTTACTCGTCATACTCAAACATTCTACGAACCATATCTTGAAACAAGTTACAATGATTTAATTGAAGACGATAGAAATCAATTTACTTTAGGTAAAGTTAACAAATTATATTTATACCTATTTGATAATGGTAACCCAATAAATTTAGATTACCCCCCAAATGTTGATATATTAGATATGATGGGTGATGTTATTCCGGGATTATCCGGATTAACAACGTGTCAAAGAACTAGAGGTGTTTATGAGGTTGTTATCCCACCTCTTATGGGATATCAAACTCCTTGTACATTTTCAGATAGATGGTACAACTTAAGTTATAACAACTTTCCACTTCCACAGGTATTAAATGATTTTACATTACAACCATTTAAAAATGCAATTCAAATTGGTGTTGTATCCGCAAACCCATTATTATACGGATTTGATTTTTACGGATTAAAACAAGATGAACAAATTGTAAATACGGATACTCGTAAAGTAGGTGTAATTATTAAACAAGCTTATACAACCCAAAATTTATTATTAAACGTGGATGCGTCATATAGAATTTATGTTAAAGAGGGGACAACTGAAGTACAAGTTCAAGGGTGGACAAAAATTAATAGAACACCTAACGAATACTATTTTATATTTGATAGTAGAGACAAAATACCAAATGAATATTTCATTGATATACAAGTAATTAGTAGCGGTGAAATAAACACATATAAACGACAAATTAAATTTCAAGTGGTAAATACAAAATATTTACAATTATAAGATATTTATAAATAAAAAAAATTATGGGATATAATGTTAATGTAACCGCAACAACTTGTGAAGGAATATCACAATTAATTATTTTACCGGGTGATGTAGAATTTGACGAAAGTAAAATTTATCAATTACCTACCGGACAATGTGTATCGTTAACTTCAGGAGATACTGTTGGATTTTACGCAAATTCAATGATAATTGCGGGGCCATTTGACACCTGTGACGAATGTGCTGAACCAACTATAGCTAATGATGGTGGTAATGGTGGATTAGTTTGTCAAGATAATTGTAGTGGAGGAACATTTACTATTGTCCCACCACACCCTGTTTATACTAATGGACAAAATCAAGCTATCGTACAATTAAACGCAATCACAATTGGTGGTAATGGATTAAACTCATAATAATATGAAAAGAGTAGTTAAATTATCAGAATCTAAATTAACTGAATTAGTTAAACGAATTATGTCTGAACAAGATAGTGAAAGATATATGTTTTTTAGTAATTTAGAACAAATTCATAGACAAACAGGTTTATTATTAGAATTAAATAAAAACACTGTTGAAGGTATTTTAGATGGTGGACACGATTGGGCTCAAGACCACGTATCAACCGCAAAAGAAAGCCTTGACCAAGTTTTTGATTTTATGATGAATGAAACTAAAAATGAAGACAATATAACTGTTTTAGAACAAGATTATTCTTCAGACACTGAAAGACCTACAAGTGACAGAGAACGTCAAGTAAAGTCCTTATTTGGTGATAAATATGGACAGTATATTCCTAACGATGTTATTAGATATATAAGAAAGAGTCCTGCTCAATTCATTAAGAAAATCTATCAAATGTACGGAGACAAGGTTTATGATTATCTTGATAAAGCAAAAAGTCAAAGTAATGATGAGGTAGTTTCTGAAGGTAAAAAGAAACCCGGTACTAAATTATGTGCTCGTGGTAAAGCGGCTGCTAAATCAAAATTTAAAGTTTATCCTTCAGCTTATTCAAACGGCTTTGCGGTTCAAGTTTGTAAAGGAACTAAAGCAGGGTTAGACGGTCAAAAGAGGTGTTCATCACCATATTGTTAAAAATAAAAAACCCCCATTAATTGGGGGTTTTATTTTATAAATAATATTTCTTATTATTTTTGGTTATTTAAAAAATTTGTGTATCTTTGTCGTGTTAAAATTATTAAGATGATAAAATACATAAAACGAAAATTAAAACGTAGAGCAGTTAGAAAAAAATTATTGCAGTTCCAAATAATTTATGATGTTGTTGACGCGGGTAAGTTAGCAGACATGAACGATTGTATGTTTATTTTTCGTAATACATTAAAACATCCAAGTTCTATCTATGAAATTGCTCCACTATCTTCACATAGAATTATCGAAAATAAAAAATTGGGAGTGTTTGTAGTATTAGATGATAAAAAAATAACAATCATTAATCACGTTTGTTATTATAGTAATATTTCCATGACCGATAGAGATTGGAATAAAATGGTTAGAATGTTCGATAATAGAGTTCAAGAAAATCGTATGAGAAGAATTGAACAAATGAAATCTCAAGTAGAACATTCATTATCAAAGTTAAAGAATAAAATCTTACTTAAATCAAAAACCCCTACTATCGAGTAAGGGGTTTTTTAAATTCTTCTTTTAATACCTTTTTAATTATATTTCTTAATGATTCATTTTTTGAAGGGGTTTTTAGTCCATTTGGGACAACATCTTCTATAAGGGTGTCTTTGGTTATCTCAACCCATTCATTAACCGTATTTACATCGTATGTATCAATGTGGTATGTACCATCCACACCTTTTTCCCACATACCAACAACGGTGTCTCTATTACCTTTTAATGTTTTACTTTTACTCTTATTATTAAATTCAGATTCAAGGGTATTTACAAATGGGTCTAATTCAGATTTAATCCATTTTCTCAAACCTAATTCAATAGGACCATTGTATTCTCCGGCACTAACGGTCGTTGTATTTTCATCAATAGGAACAATTTTCTTACCTTTACCAGGAGTTTGATTTAATACCCCACCTTCTTCATCATTCTGCTCCGGATGTTTTTTTACGTATTTGGCAATTTTTCTTGATTCTTTCTCTATTTTAGATATTTTAGATTTTGGAGTACTCATCTCACCATCATAACTATCAAACGCTAATTCAGCACTATCATATTTTGATGTAGGTACAGTAAATGGTTGTAGTTGCTCTTTATTGAACAATCTAACTCCCGGGCTCAAAGGAACTCTTACTTGTCCCGAGCCACGATGACCGGTTGCCTCTTTAATTTGATTTTTGTTATTTTTATTCATATACTTATAAATATACAAAATTTTAATTATGGAACAACAACAAGAACTATTCGGAAAATTATTTAATACAATCCCATTGTACAACGAAGACCATTTAGATGTCCTACTATCAACAATGGATAAAGAACAATCAATCTATATCCTAACACAAGCAGTTAGTTTTGCATTTCATTCAGGGATATTTTCATTGGGGGAATCTGAAATCATCTCAAAATCAATTAGAACTTTAAATAAAGTTGAAAAAAATGTTGTAGAGTAAAAAATAATAATTACATTTGTAAAAAATATTTATATTATGAAAAAATTATTAATTATCTTGTTATTATTAGTTAGTGGTTTGTCGTTTTCTCAAGAAAAGAAAAAAGTTTCAACCAAAAAAATAGACCAAACCGTTACTCAAAAAATGGACTCCTTATCTAAAGTTTATAAAGTAAAAGTTATTGGCTCATATAAAATAACCCATAACGATGTTTATGTTGAAGGAATTGTTTATGAAGACAAATCAGGAAATGTCCACGATAAAGAAACTAAAAGAATTAAAATTAATTAAAAAAGGGTGATTAAATACAACCTCCCTCTATTTTAAATCCTGTTGACCCCATTCCAGGACCCCCAATAGGTGCATAAACAAAAAATAAATTATTACCTTTACTAGTATCATATACTAATTCATATGGTGTAGTTCTTTTTTCATAAAGTACGAACTCTCTAACACCATTATTATATTGCTCTAATAAATTAACGAATCCTAAAGAAACTTCACCAGTACCTGTATTAGCTTGTAATATTGACTTTAATTTTTTCAAATCATTTTTGTTAATTAAATCTAATGAAATATTTTTTAATTTTTCGTTTTTAAAAATCAATGAAACTAATTCATCTATTGATGAAACATTTTTAGTAATTATTTTACTACCACTAACTGCAGGGGATTTTTGGTTATATATTTTAGTTAAACTATCAACCCACGCAGGTATATAATTTATTATATCATCCAAATATAATTCTGTAGATACATATCCGGTGTCTAATGTTATTTGTTTTTGAGTATCAGTAACAATTAATCTATCAGGCATTGTTCCCGTATCAAAACTCAATTTACCTTTATCATTTAAGTCATTTTGATATTTTGAAGGTAAAATTGCAATATAATTATTCGATTTAGAACCTTGAACTCCTTCATAGTCAATGTTAAAGTTACACTTCTCAGTAGATTTTTCTGCGGATAAATTTAAAGTTACATATTGATATTTTGTATAGTCAGGGTGTTTAGAACCTTTGGTTTCATCCCACTCAGGACCTTGAGCTCCTAAATTATTAATTTTAATAGATATTTTATCACCTAATTTTGATTTTATATATTTTTCAACTTCCGAAGCTCTTAATTTGGATAAATCTCCTGAGTTTAACCCTACACCTTCATTTGGAACTTTCGATTCTGATGAATTAATCACGATAGTGTTAAATGAACCTTTACCGGATTTTAAATAATCATTAATTTGTTTTATTGCATTATCAATTTCAGTAGTATTATTTAACTCATATTCACCACTAGGAAACGAATTTGAAATATTAAATTTTATAGGTTCTGTAATATCTTCTTTAATTAAATAAAGTTTTTTAGTAGCACTTTCATGAAGTCCTAAAATTCTATTTTTTTCTTCACTTGAAATTTCAAATAAATTTTTCATAATTTTTCTTTTAATATAAATATAAGATAAAAAAAAAGAGGACAAATATTTGTCCTCTTTTTGGTATATCATAAGATATTGATTATCTCAATTCTCTTAAGTCAAATGTTCTAACACCATCAACGGTAATTCTTCCGTAAAAACGGTTATTTACCATCTTTTTCGCGTAACGAGTCATTATACCTTTAATCGGTGTAAAGTTGAATGGGTTGTACATTGTAGGTGTTAATTGTAATGGTACATACGGAGCGTAAATGTATCCTGTGTCTAACAATGATGTTCCTTTGTGTCCAATTAACACTTGGTTAGCTGGGAAGTAAGGGTCACGGTAAACTTGGTAACGACCTGCTAATGTACCTACTCTTTCAATACCCATGTTGTATTGGTCTTGCTCAGGAGACGCATTAGATACGTGGAAGTACTCTAAATCATCAAAGATAGCTGAAACTTCAGAAGAAACAACAATCCAGTTTGCTCCACCTCTTAATGTAGATTTGTGGATTTGTGCAGACAATTGGTTGATTGCTGTAATTAATGTTTGGTTCCAATCTTTTTGAGTATAAGAAGTTGTTTGAGAAATTCTTCTCCAACCATTGTAATCCCAACGTAAGTTCCATGCTGCACCTTTACGTAAATCTCTTAAGATTTCACGGTCGATTTCAGCCGCAACTTGTTCAGATAATAAAGCTGTTAATTCAGCTTCAGCATCGATGTTGTGGAAAGCCGCAACGTCTTGAGCTAACTCAGGAGACCATTGTGCTCTTAATTTTCTTTCTGTAACAGATACAGTAACTGAATCTAAATCGAAAGAAACCTCACCGATTTTATCTTCAAATTCTAACTCTTCGTAACGTCTGAAAGCCGCTGCGAATGAAGTTCCTGATACCGCAGTTTCGATAGTAGTACCTGTGTAACCATCTAAAGATGTAGAATCACAATCAGCACATACCGGACAAGATAAATCAACTTCTAACCAAATACATCCATCAGCGTCACAAACATTTTTGAATGAACCACCGTTACCTGTATTAGATGCTGTACCCGCTGGGTTACCTGAAGGGAAGTAAGTTTGAGTAGTATTACCATATTTCACAATACCTCTACCATAGATTTGAGTCACAACTCTAAATAATAAAGAACCTGTACTAACTGTACATGGTGAAGTTGAAGAAACAGTTAAACCATTTCCTGTGTAAACGATTAAGTCAGATAAGAATGATTCAGTATCCATTTCGTTACCATCAGGTCCGATTAATTTTCCTGCACCTGTATCAGCAAAACCACACATTTTAATGATAACTTTTCTTGTGTTACCTGAAGCAATAACTGCTGCTCCATCAGTTGTTCCTGAAATGTTAGCATCAACTAAAACTCCACCTGTCCATTTTTGGATAGTTGTAGTAGCAGTGATTGCTGACCAACGACCTTTAGAATAATCAAATAATCCTGGAGGGTCTAATTGAGCCTCATTTCCTTCATAGAATAAATCATAAAGATTTTTTTCGTATACAGGGTTATAAGTTCCTGAACCTGTAGTGTAACCTGCATTTGGATTACCACCTGTACCGTTAGGTGAAGGTAATGTACCATCATTGTAGTTACCCGGAGCTCCAACAGGTGCATAGTGCTCACCTGAATATTGTCCTGCAATACCATCTTTATATCCTTGGATTTTTGGTACAAAGTAGAATAATTTACCGATTGGTAAGTTCATAGCTTGTACAGAAACGATGTCATTCGCTAATAATTTAGAGAATACTCTTCTTACGATAGGAAATACAACAGTTTCGAATGAACCTGAAGACCCGTCAGAAGTTGCTTCGTTTATTAAGAAAGACGCTTGGTTCTCATATAACTGAGCTACGTTTTCTCTTAAGTGACCTTTAAGACCTTCTAGAAATCCTAATTTGTCCCATTTATTAATTGTGTCCTCTTTAATAACTTTAAGGTGTTTTAACCCGATGTTACCAACTAGACCTGATTCTAATAATGCTCCCATTTTTTTGGTTTTTATTAATTTTTTAGTTTATTTTTATTTTAATTTTGACATTAAATCTTTCATTCTCAAGAACTGTGGATTCTCATATGTTTTAGATTCAATTAAGTTAACTGCCGACCCTGTTGAAGGTGCTTTAGCAATTGTTCTTTCTAATGATTCATTCATAGGTTGAGATGCAGTCCCTGTAAGTTCATCTTTAATGACTTTGTATAAGTTTTTAGATTCTTTAATGTTTTCAACACCGTCAAATCTTCTTAAGATATTTATTTTTTCTTGTTTTGATGTTGAATGTTCTGTGAACAAACGAGTAGCGTAAGCTAAGTTTGAATTAAACACTGCAACCTCATTCAATTTATTTCTAAATACGTTAAGAGCTTTTCTGTATTCTTCATTCTTTTCTCTTAAAACTTTTAATTCACTTGTGTTTTGGTTCTCTTTAATTGCGGTATTAAAAGATGAGTGAGCTCTTGGTTTTGGTAACCCACCTCTTCTGAAATTACTTCCATTACCTAATGTACGAGAAGCCTCTTTAGGTTCAACTTTTTTAGTTGTATTAGCAATTTTAGTTGTTTGCTCTTTTGTTTCTGTTTTTTTAACAGATTTCATTTTTCCTTCAAGATTTTCACCTTCTTTATATTCAAATTTAGCTTTACCTGTTCCCATTGTTGGATTAACTGATTTTTTCACAGTTTTAAATCCACCATTTTGGTTTGGTTTTGCATCATATTTAAATTTACTAGGATTACCCATTCCGGTTCCTTTTGGTTTTACAGACATTTTAGATTCCATCATTGTGTCATCATCCATATCCATATCGTCTTGTTCTTCTATTTCCATGTCCATGTCGTCTTGCTCTTCTAACTCTGAATCATCTTCGTCATCAAAAGAAATTTCATAAACGATTTCTTCATCGTCCATATCTTCTTCTTCGTCAAACATCATTTCATCACTTTCTCCAAATTCAGAATCTTCGTCGTCATTATCAAATACTCTAGAGATAATATCTTCGATACCTTCAGAATCCATGTCCTCTTCTTCGTCATCGAAGTCCATATCTTCTTCTTCGTCGTCAAATTCTTCGAACATTTCTAATTCATCTTCACCTTCACCAACAATCATATATTCTTTGTTGTTCTCTTCGTCTTTTAAACTGATGTTACCAGAATCATCTTTAGTAACAACAATATTATCTTCAGGTCCCATCAATTGGAATACACGTAAGATTTCTTCATCATCTTCTACGTCAGTAAGGTCTATGGTGTCTTCATCATCCATATCCATATCCATATTATCGGTATCCATGTCATCTTCCATATCCATATCAACATCTACGTCGTCCATTTCTGTATCGTCCATATCTGTATCCATATCCATGTCATCCATGTCAACCTCAGTGTCAATCTCCTCATCATCTTGTTCTGTAAGAGATTCTTTTACTAGTTCTTTGATTTCTTGCGACATTGTCGAAGCAAGTATTCCTTTTGCATTTTCCGCTACCGCCTCTTCCAAATTTTTCATTTGGATGATAGCTTCTTCAACTAAAGATTTTTCTTTTGCCATTTGTGTTTAAGTTATTTTAATATATAAATATCTCCCATTATCAAAAAAGCATTATTTTTGCTAATTTGATAATGAGTTTTTTATATTAATAAATATTACCAAAAAAATAAAAGCATAAAAAAAGGAGACATTTCTGTCTCCTTAATTAATTATTGAATATAAATTCTTATTCTATCACTTCATCAATTTTACTTTCAACAATTGCTGTGATTCTCCATTCCATTGTATAATGCTCAAATACTTTTGTTACTTTAGCCTCTACGTCAGTTGGGTTGTAACCACTCACTAATTTTTCTTCTCTTAATTTTTTAATCTTACCTGATGCCTCATCAACTGAGTCCAATGTAATTTTTGCAATGAAATACTTTTCGTCCATAATTTTTTCTATTTAGTTTAATATCCTAAATAATCGTTTAATTTTTTCATTAAGTCAAGTGATTTATTTCCTGAATCACCAACATGTCTTTCAATACTCATTTTTTTCTCTTCTTCTAAGTTCTCGTCATACAGATGTTTGTCATCTTTATTTAAGAATAGATACGCTCCCGGAGTTGAAGGTGAGGACACCAAGTCAAAACAAATTAATTCAAAATCGTCTTGTACTTCATTTTGTTCACCAATCTTTTTAAGAGAACCTACACCTCTTGACGATATACCTAAAGTAACACCTTGTCTTAAGTAATTTGCTGCCAAATCTCCTTTGGTTGAACAAATACCTCTTTCGTGGTATCCCGGTGATGTCAATAATTTAATCTTTCCCATTAGGACATTACCTTCCCACCATACTTCGGTGATTGCGTGAGAAACTCTATCTAAATCAATTAAAGATGATTCCGGGTGATTTAACTCTGAAAGAGCTGTACCCTTTTTAATCATTTTTTTATAATTATCAGCTTCTCTTTTTAATATACGTTCAGGGTATAATCGACCATTTCTATTTGGTGTATCATATTTTTGTAATACAGCATAAAATTCAAATGGTTTTGAGTGGTCTAACATTTCATTAGATTCTCTTATTAATGTTTCGTTACGATTATCCTTTGGATTAATATATCCGGCATCGTATTCAACTAATATACCTTTTCCTGATTCGTTCGGTTGTAATATTCTTAAACTCATTTTAAATGTTTTAATAATAAATATTAAACATTTTCGGTTTGTAACGTATCTTTAACGGATTTGATTTTTTTAGTTAGATAAAACTTAAAATAATTGTTGTCATAAAAGTTATCGTTGTAGATTTTATTTGTAATTTTTAATAATGTATCTTTAATTTGTTTTGATTTAAAATCGAGGTTTTCTTCTATAACATAGAAATTAACTTCTAAATTCATAAATGATTTTTTACCCAAATTTAATCCACTTGACCTTAAATCTAAATCTACAATAAATTTTGTATCAAAAATTTTATTATTTAACGACTCGTAAACCGAGTGTTTAATACCCCTACTTAAATTTAAAACTGTTCTCGACCAATTATCGGATTCATAGATTGGTTCAACCCATGTTTGTACGTTTAAGTAAAGTGATTTCAAGTTTACAGAATCAACTGTCCCATAAACAACTTTCGCGGTTTTGAAACCTGTTAGTTGAGAGGTTTTCCCCTTTTTCATTAATTTTCATATTTTTCCTTTTATTTTTAAAAAAGATAGGTAAAATAAGGGGTCAGGTCAAATTTTTTGTTATTTTGATATATATGTTATATATGTTAATAGTTAAATTAGATAAAAATACACCAATAGAGAAAGCACTGAAACTCTATAAAAGTAAAGTTATCAAGACACGTCAAAGTTCTGAACTTAATAAGCGAAAAGAATTTATCAAACCTTCCGTAAAAAAAAGAAACGTGTTAGCTAAGGCTAAACACGTTCAATTAAAATATTATTCGGATAACGATTAAAGATTCTCGTTTAAACTTTTAAGTTTAAAATACGTTAATTTGTCGTACTTCTCTGATAACACTTTTGTAAGTGTTTCATCAATTCTAGTTTTCACTGAATTATCTTCGGACGAATTCTTCATTGCTTTTAATTTATCAACTACATTTTCTTTAAGGGTGTTATATTTCACGGATAATTCACCATCATCTTCAGATAACAATTTAACTATTTCAGCTTTGTCAGATTCACTTAAAGTATCAATATAATTCTTAATAGTTTTATTTGCAACACTAACCATAGTTGATAATGGAAGTTCAATACCTTTGGATTCTGTAATTGGAAGTTTTTTCAAATTCTCAATAATTAAATTTTTACTTTTAATTCTTGATTCAATGGTTAAAACATCTGTTGAAAATAAGTTATCGATATTTTCGTATGAGTTATTAGATTTAGTATTTCTAACCCACATATTTAATTTTTTCAAATCTGCCGGTAAAATTTTATTCACAGCATTTTCATATAGAGTAATACATTCGTGGATGTATTCTCTTGAATATGATTCACTCAAACCTTTTTTAGAGTTTAACTCATCATACATATAGAAAATCTTACTAACATTTTTATTCTCTAATACAAGTTTTTTAAATGTTTTTAATTCGTCTTTAAATGTGTCGTTTTTATACGACTCAAGTAATACGTTTTCTATCTTCGATTTTAATATACCAAACTTTGTCATTTTCTTTTTTAATTATAAATATCAATCATTTAAGATTTTATCCAATTCTTTTTCCATATCACCTAAAGAATTTCTTGCTCGAGATAAATCAATGTAAGAATCGTCTTCAGTTAGATTACCACTTTCCAATAAGATATTCAAATTATCTCGTTTGACTGATTCAGGAGTTATTTCAGCTTCACCACCCGGTGCCGGTGCTCCACCCGGTTCAGGTGCTCCACCCGGTTCAGGTTCTCCACCTAAGTCAAGTCCTCCACCTAAGTCAGATTCAAGACCTCCTCCACCTCCTCCACCAGGTGGTGGGGCAGGAGCAGCCGCTCCAACGGCCGTAGTTCCGGATTTACTCGCGTATAATTTATCTATAGTATCAAATACACCCGTATGAGTAATTATGGTTGCGGTATTAGTTAATTCCGCACCAACCGCTTTTTCAATACGTTGTTGTTGTAAATCTAATTTAATTTCTTCATCAGAGAATCCTAATACGTGTTTCTTAGCCCATGTAACAGATACCGGAGCGATACCTTCGATAGCCGCAACAGCATCTTTATACAATAAAATTTTCTCTTTCCAAATATCAATTTTTAATAAATCTGCTTGAGATGATGGGTTTGTAAGAGCCAATGTAAAGTTTGACAATTCATCCTCAAATCCTAATAAGAATAAATGAATAATTGCAACTTTATTTAATTCGGCAATCATAGATTTTTGAATTCTATTAATTGTTCTTGCGAAACGAATATCCATTAAAGATAAATTTTTACCATCACCCGTTACTTCCTCAAAACCTAAAAACGCTTTAGGAACACGAAGTGCTGTTAATAATTTCTTTTGGATATATTCAATATCGGCAATCTCCGCCAAATTTTGTGCTCCCGGTAAGGTATCAATTGGACTTGGTGCCGCAGGGTCACGAACAGGAATAAAGTAATCTTGGTCAACAGCCATTTGATTAAATCTCATATCTACATTCCCTGTTTGAGAATCAACCACTTGACTTCTTTTAAATTTGTTAGCCACACGTTGTACATATGGTTCAACATCTTTATCGTCCATATTACCAACATAAACTTTAAATACACGTCTTTCAGGAGCTCTTGAAGTTCTATAAATCAACATCGCATCTTCTGAAAGTAATAATTGTTTCCAAATACGTCTCGCTTTCTCCAACATAGAAGTACCATAAGGAAGTTTTCTATCATCACCTAATAATCTAAAATGGGCAATCTCCCATGAATTGAATTCCATGTCTTTAATTTTCCATTTGAAACGTAATCCTTTACTATCCGCAGGTTCTTCAACATTTGCTGATTTCGCAGCCATACCTCTCTCCAAACGTTCTATTTCAATGTTTGGTAATTGCATACACCCAACAATGCCTTTTTCCGCATCCAATTTTAGATACACGAAGTTATCTCCATATTTACAAGTATTTCTTGTCCACATAGGTAAATTAGTATTTAAATCTAATACGTTGTTAAATAAGTCAGTTAAGATTCCTTTAATTCTTTTTGATTCAGAATAAATCTGTAACATATATCCATTTTGGTCAACAGTTGTTGATTCTTCACCATAGATATCCAAAGCGGCAGAAATTTCAGGAGTATACTCCATCGATTCATAATCATAAAATGAAGCTAAACGAGTTGGTTCATAATATACCGCTTGAGTATATAAATTACTTTCAATTTTAGTCCATTGATTGGCTAGATAATAAGTTTGTTGTGCCTGTAATTTTTCTCTCTCGTATTCGGCTTTAGACGTGGTTTTTAATAATTCCTTCTTATCTAACTGATATACGGGATAATCTTGATTCAATAACGAATTTGGTCCAAATGCTTTGGATAACCTTTGCCAAACTGTTAAATCATTATTTTGATTGTTTTCCATATGAAAAATTTAAATATTTTTTTATTTTAATAAATAGTTTAGATTAACCAAATATCATCATGGGATTGTTGGTGTGGGGGTTGGCGTTGGATAATTAACCGGTGGTACAGGTATTGGGAACGGGTCACAATCAACAATTAAGTTATCACCATTTTCTGCTATAATACGGATAAAGTCCTCAGTCGCTAAGTAACAAATCTCAACAATTGGTGAAGGTGTCATTGTAGGTGTTGGCGTAGGTGTTGGCGTACCCGTTGGTGGTGGTGTAGGTGTTGGAGTAGGTGTTGGTTCTGCCGTTGGTGTTGGTGGAAGAGCTCCACTAAATGTGTCAATAGTTCTAGGTCTATTAAAATCAGGTTCAAATACTTTAACACTTAAAATATCTTGACCAGGAACAACCATTCTAGACCCTGCGAAAATTTTACCTGATTTTTTTCGATTTACAAAACCACCTGATTTACCGACACCCAAATTAAGAGTTGCATTAGCATACAAATCTGCATTTGCATCAAATGTTATACTATTATTTAAAGTAGAAGTTTTTCTATCGGTAATACCCATTTATGTTTATTTGATAAATATTATCTTGTACCAAATAACCAGCCATATTTCATATAATCGTCTCGACTTATATTTCCATTACTAAATTGACCAATTCTTTCTCGAGTATTTGGTATTACGGGGTTAAACGCTAATGATTCACTTACATTGTCATTATTAGTGACCGCCCAAGAATCAATCATCGCTTTAGTATGTTCAGTAACTTTAGTTAATTTACTAAACGATGATTCAGCAACGTAGGTTGCCATCGCAATAGACATGATTAAATCGTCGTGATGACCTTTTTGGTGGTCAGGTCTACCATTCATATAAATAAATGTATTCATTTCATTATACAAACGAGAACTATAAATTCTAAATCCATGTCTCATTACTTCTTCAAACGAAGCAATAATTTGAACTCTTTTATTATTAAAGTTTATTCCCGGAATTTTCTCCGCAGCTTTTGGGTCGTATTTCCATTTGTTTGCCGTGTCAACACCATCAACATATAAATCTTTATAATTCATTTCTTGAAGTTTTCTTGATGTTGAAACACCCATACCTCCAGTGATATCTATTACCACAAAACAAGAATAGTTTGTCGCCCATTTGTGACAAATTTCCGCCATAGTGTCCGGAGGTAATTTACCCACATACTCAGCGACTTGTTCTTGAGTATCAAAATCGACAATTTGGAATGAACTAAAATCTTCAGAATCCCCACGAGAAACGTCGACACCCATAATGTATTTATGTCCAATCACAGGTTCTTTCCAAATCCAAAGAGCATTCCCCATTAACTTTGATATAGGTTCAAGAATCATATTTTCACGAATCTTTTGCATCATAAGAGAATCAAATACGTTATCCCCCGAACCTAAGAAGTTACATTCTAACTCTTGGGATACTTTACGTTTATCGTATTTTAATTTCTTAACCATCGCCTCAAACCAAGATGAACAAGGTTTATACCCGGCATCCATAATAATTCTTAACTCTTTATAATTTCTATTTTCATAAGGTATTTTAGACCAATCAAGAAATTCATCTGGTTTATAATCTTCTTTATTCAATAGGAAATGAATTATATCATCAGTTTTTACCAAGAATAAATCTTTAGTATAACGTGGGTCACGATACCAAAACATCTCGGTAATTTTGAAGTCATTCATATTACGTAATGCTTGGTCATATATTTCGTAGTAAATTGGGTCGTATCCGTTTGGAGTTGAAACAACAATTACTTTACCCCCCGTAGATAGGGACGCCATACAAGCAGCCCAAAAGTCACTGTCAGCTTCGATAAACGCCGCCTCGTCAAATACAAGTATTGTTGGTGTAAACCCACGCAAGGCATCTTTCGATGTCGCAACGGCTTTAACCTCACAACCATTTGTTAATTTATAATGTTTTTGGGAATTTTTTGCTTTATCAAAATCTACACCTGTCCAAGACGGCCATTGAGCAACGAACGCTTTTATTTTATTAGCCATCTCCAGTGAAGTATCCAACTTATTGGCGATAATCAATATTTTTTCGGGGGTTTCTTTTCTTGCGAATACTAACTTTCGTGACATCCAAGCCGCGGTAACTGTTGATACCCCGGCCTGTCTGTACTTTAATGCAATGTTTTCATTGTATTCTTCGTAATCTTCTAATAAAGATAATTGGTCAGGAAAAAGTTCTAATGGAACATATTTTTTAACCGTATTATCATATGTTTCTAAATACGTTCTAAGTGCGTATTCAACATCTCGATTACATTTTACGTATTCAATTAATACTTGTTCTTTTGTTAAATTTGACATAAGTCGGTTTGGTTTTTAGAACCCAAGTGCCGACAAATCAAAATCATCCAAGTCGTCGTCACCGTAGTCGTCATCATCATTATCGTCACCCATTTTTTCATCATACTCATCTTTTTTCAAATCATTAACGATTTCGTCAACCATTCTTTGAATAAATTGAGCACCTTGTGGGTTTCCTTCTAATATTAGTTTAGCTACTCTTAAAAACTCTTGTGCTGATAGTTTCGAGAATCTCACAAATAAATAATGTTGGATGTGTTTCATATCATCATCAAACAATTTATCAGGATACGCCTCTAAAAATTTTTCCCAAAATATTGGACCTAATCTAGAATCCCATATTTCGGCAGGTAATGTATCTTCCGCCCCTAAAACCATTTCGGCTTGTTTTGGGTCATCAGGTAAACCATGTGTTCCAAATACTTCATAAACACCTTTCACTAATTCGTGAACTAATAATGGAAACGTCATAGCTCTTGCCTTAACTGTTGGTGGGTCTGTTTCATCATCCACTTCACTTTGACCCATTTGTCCACCACCTGAACCTGCCATACCTTCCATATCCGGGTATAACCAATATAAGTGTTCCATAAGGGCTTGTGTAACACCATAATGATTAAGTAAGTTAGGGTCTAATCTACTTAATTCATCACTAACTAACACATACATATGACCACCTTTAAAAGCCGCTCCTTGTATTAACGAGTTAATTAATCTTCTTTTTGATTTTTCTAAATTAAATTTTTCAAATTCATCAGCAAAATCCTCTAATTCTTCAGAATGGTCTTCCGCCTTTTTAAATGCGTCTTTAACTTCTTCATCACTAGGTTGTTGAGGTTCTGTCTGCATTCCTTGAGCCGCAGCCATAGGTCCGTGAACTAATTGAGCATCGAATTGTAATGACCCTTCAGGAATACCAAGTTCTTTAACAACTAAATTAACTGCTAATCTTTCAAGATATTCTTTATTTTGAGATTCAACCTGTACAATTCTTTGCAAACCATTCATTACTGTCGACATTAGACCCATCATTGGATTGTTTCCTTGAATTGCGGTAGTATCCCCCAAATATCTTCTTACTTTGTCTACAGAATCCTTAAAACGTTTAGAGGAGATTACTTCAATATAATCTTTATCACCATCTTTTGGTAAAGCTGGATTTTGATTAAATGGAGTTTGTTTTGAAGTAATTTTTCTTTCGATACCCGGTTCCATTCTTTCAGGACCTTCATAATCAATTGGTGCTTCAACTAAACTACTTTTAATTTCTTTAAGTAATGAACGTTCATTTTTAGTAATTGTACCTTCAGATAATTTTCTTTCTAATTTTGTTTTAGCTTTTAAAATCTCTTCTATTTTTATATTTAAACTCATGATTAATCAATTTTAAGACCTATACTATCAAACGATAACCAAGTAGGTAATTCTTTTTTAATAGCTTTAGGTGCCGGTTTAGCACCCGGTTTAGGTTTGTAAGGAGAATCTGTTCCCGGTCTTGTACCTGGTTTAACTTTTGGTTTTACAGGCGCCGTTTTAGTATCTTCGTCAATTTCTTTTTTAGCTTTAGGAGCTGGTTTAACACCCGGTTTAGGTTTGTATGGTGAATCTGTTCCCGGTTTTGTCCCCGGTTTAACTTTTGGTTTTGCCGGAGCAGTTTTTGTGTCCTCACCAATTAAACTTAAAAAATCTTTTTTAGACATTTTAGGTGTTATATGTTTTTCAACTAATCTCATAATTTGTTTTTCTATTTCGTTTTCACCAATATTAACACTTGGAGATATTTTAGTCAAATTATTTTTCATTCCACCTGCCAATGCCGCACCTACTTTTTTAGTATAATCGTCAAAACTAAAATTTTCTTTTGGTTCTTTTTTCTTTTCAGGTAATTTATTAAATTTGGTATCTTTAGCAAACTCATCAGCCATTCTACACCACTTATCTCTAATTTTTTTAGATTGTGTTTTATCATTACATCTTGCAAAGAAATATTTTTGTTGACTTTTAGATTCAAATTTTTCTTGAAGTTGGTTATCCGAATCATCATCCATTCCATCAGGTCCTTGTACTTGTACAGGGTCTTGACTTACTTCACCTTTATCTTCGTCATCTTTATCTACTTCAGTATCTTCACCTAAATCTTTTTGTTCATTAGGTATCGCAGTTATACTACCATCAGTATTTTTATTAATATTATAACCTTTAGGCGCCGCAGGTAAGTTACCACCTTTTTCACCAATTTTATACCCTTTTTTGGCAGGTTCTGTTACAGCACTAACTTGTTCTTGTAATCTATTGAATAATGCGTTAATTTGTTTATCCGACAAATATTGTAATGTTGAAGCTTTAAATCCTTCTTTAATAAGTTTCAATTTTTTTTGATTAGTGTTCATATACAACTTTTTTTTCAAATTCTAAAACGATGTCTCGTTCATATAATTTATTTTTTACTGATTCTTCTGTTTCACCAAACGAAAATACTAATCTAGTTTGTCTATCAAAATCAACGTCATCACTTTCATTTTCATACCCCAAAGCAATTATCCCATCCATAGAATCAATCATCGAAAAATAATCAGAGTTTTGAATTACTGACATGGTTATCATATCATTCTTCAAAACTCCTACTTTTTTTATGTGTTCTAAATCAGGTGGGAGTGGGTATCTGTTGGATGGTTTAGCATCCCAGTTTTCACCCCAAATGTTTTCCAAACTATCCGAGAAAATAAATTCATATATGTTATCCCCTTTATAATTTGGTCCTAATTCGTTAACATATATTAAATAACTCATAGTATCTCACCTTTAGTGTTTACTCTAAGTTGTTTATTATTCATTTCAAATACCAAGTTATGTTTGTTAGTTTTACCAACTAATTTCGCTCCCGGATATTTTGTTATTAATTTTGTAGAAGCAACTTCTTGAGAAATACTTTCAGAAATTTGTTTGATTTTAGAAATCTTATTTTTTCTATCTTCTTTAATTAAATTAACTTTTTGTTTTTTATTTTCAATTAATTGTTTTTCTTTTTGGTCTATTTTAAAATAACCTCTTAATACTTCATCAACTTTTGATTCTGTGAACATACCTTCAAACATACCTTCTAAACGGTCAGCGTGGCTGTCTTTCATTGAATGAGGTCTTAATCTTCTATGTCTTGGGTGAGAAGGTAATTCGTCTTCTACTTCAAAATCAAATTCAAAATCATCAGGATTATCTTCGTCAACGTCATCATACATAAATCCTTCGGCCATTTCAGGTTCTACATCCATATCAGCTTGGATATCTTCAACTTCACTATCATCAGTTAAATCTTCACCATCCATATCGTCACCACCTAAATAATCGTCAGCTTCAATATCTTCAAATTTATTCATTATTTCTTCTTTATCTTCCTCATCTAAAGATGCTAAATCTAAAGCTGATAAGATTGAGTTAATAACATACTTAATGTCTTTAGAAGTCATTGGTTCGTCTTCTTGAGCATCTTCAAACGCTCTTAATTTTTGAGCCAATTTACCGGTTAACTTTTGAATAACTTTTAACGTAACAATTTCGTCATCTTCAGTATCCATTTCGTCATCACCTAAATCAAGTTCTTCTGTATCATCAATATCAAATTCGTCTTCAGGTGCCGGAGCAGGTGCCGGAGCGGGAGCCGGAGCGGGAGCCGGAGCGGGAGCCGGAGCAGGTGCCGGAGCGGGAGCTGGAGCCGGTGCCGGTGCTTGTTCTTCTGTTTCTCCACCTTTCATTTTTAAAATATACTTGGTAGCATCATTTTCATAAAATAAATTAACGTTAGCCTCTTGACCTTCATTAACATTTACTTCTTTTGCAATTAAGTTAAGCCTTTTGAACGCTTGAGAATAAGATGAATAATACTTTCTATTTTTCATTGGCTCTAAATAATCCACTTCATCAGTAGATTCAGTCAAACTTCTTTTAATGATATAACCATTTTTTTCTTTAATAATTTGATAATTTCTACCGTCGGCTAATGTTCTATTATAGTCAACTGATGTGTTCTCATTTATCGGTGTAGGTATGTTTTCATTGTATTTTGCGATTTCCATGATACGTTGAATTTTCTCCATACCTTGTAATTTTTCGCTACCAATCGGTTTTAAATTATTTCCCATTTGTTAATTTTTTATAAAATTATTTTATATATAAATATATTCGGAATCAAAAATGTTGTAATCCCGACAGGTTTATTATTGATAATACCTATTTTTTATTTAAAAAAGATTTATATCAACGAATTTTATTTATAAATAGTTGTGAATTAAAAAAAAAATATTATCTTTGTATAAATATTAAAACATCAACAGATATGAAAAAATTAATCACCATTATTCTTTTTATTTTTATTTCAAGTTTATCTTTTGGTCAACATGCAATAAAAGCCGGTAAATATTATGAATTAGATAAAGTGTTTACACGAGATTCCATATCAGTTAAATTATTAATGGATACCTACAAATTAGATATCACTAAATTATCCGCTGTTAAATTTTTTGGGGAATTTGAGTTATCTGACAATTTACATCATAATTACTCTCATTCAGAATACACATATATTTTAGAGAAAAAAACTGGAGTAGTTACATTAAAATCACTTAATTATAATGAAAATCTATTAAAACTTAATAAATACGTTATGGTTTTTTGTTTTGACGATAATACTACAGAGAAAAAAACTATCACCATTAAAATATTTTAATAAAAAAAAGGGTCTTTAAGACCCTTTTTTAGTTATTTGTGGAAGTTTAATAATTAATCTTCTATTAGGTGCCGTTTGATTTTCATCTGTTACGTCAGGCCATTTTTTACCCTTAGCAAATTGGTCAGTTTCTCCAATACCTTTAGGTATAAAATTTAATTTAATTC